GGGTAGTAGGAACTAGGTACCACCCTAAAGACTTATACCAAGAACTGATGGAGATGACTGAACCTAACTTCAATGAGAAGGGTGAGATCATCGGTGACAGTAAGATTTATGATGTCATGGAGAAAGTTGTTGAAGACATGGGAGATGGGACTGGAGAGTTCCTATGGCCTAAGCAACAACGTAGAGATGGTAAGTGGTTTGGCTTTGACATCAAGGAGCTTGCTCGTAAGAAAGCTAAGTACCGTGATAGAACACAGTTCAGAGCTCAGTACTACAATGACCCTAATGATCCTGATTCAGTCCCCTTCTCTAACTTCCAATACTTTGAAAGGAAGATGCTTAAAGAGGTGGATGGTTACTGGACTTACAAGGGACGTAAGTTAAACCTTGTAGCTTCTATTGACTTTGCTTACTCAACAAGACGTAAGGCTGATTCTACTGCTATTGTCTTAGTGGGCGTAGATGAAAACAATAACTTCTATGTCCTAGATATTGAGAGATTCAAGACCTCAGATATCTCTATGTACTTCCAAAAGATATTAGACATGTACAACAAGTGGGGCTTCTCTAAGTTAAGAGCTGAGGTCACAGCAGGACAACAAGCTATTGTTAAGTCTTTAAAGCAAGACTACATAGCTGTCAATGGTTTGAACATAAGGGTAGAAGAGGTACGTCCCACTAGACACCAAGGCTCTAAGGAAGAACGTATCGAAGCTATCTTAGGACCTAGGTATGACAATGGGCAAGTCTTCCACTACCGTGGAGGTAACACCCAGATACTTGAGGAGGAGCTTAGCTCTTACAACCCACCTCATGATGATATCAAAGATGCTTTAGCTGTAGCTATTGAGGGTGCTGTCAAACCACCCAAACGTAGAAACAAGAAGAACACTTCAAATGTAATCACATACCACCCTCGCTTTGGTGGTGTCTCTATCTAGAAAGATAAGAATGAAAAAGACTCTCGATATAAATGACATCATCAACTCAGACTTCCTAGCTAGGGAGATTTCTAATCAGTGGACTACTATGAGCACCAACAGAGCTGACTGGTTGAAGGAGAAGGTTGAACTAAGAAACTATCTTTACGCTACTGATACATCGACTACGTCCAACAATAAGAACCCTTGGAGCAATAGTACTACTCGCCCTAAGCTGACACAGATCAAAGATAACCTACATGCTAACTACTTCTCTACCCTGTTCCCACAAGAGGACTGGTTGAAGTGGGAGGGCTCCACAAAGGATTCTGCTGATGAGCAGGTTAAAGAAGCTATCACAGCATACGTCAAGACTAAACTAGCTCAGTCAGACTTTGAAACAACATCATCTAAGTTACTAGATGACTTTATTACTTATGGTAATTGTTTCTCCACTATTGAATTTGATAGAGGTTACGTGACTCTTGATGGGACTGATGAGGACATTGTAACTTATGTAGGCCCTCGTGTAGTTCGTATCAGCCCACATGATATTGTCTTTGACCCTACGGCCACAGACTTCAAGTCCACTAATAAGATTGTCAGATCAATTGTGTCTTTAGGTCAGATAGCTAGTATCGTAAGAGACAACCCAGACAAAGAAGAGTACTCTCAAATATTAGATAAGATGAAGTCTTGTAGAGCTTTAGTGTCTGATCCTTCTGACTCTTGGAAGGGTGATGGATATTGTGCTGATGGTTTCTCAGATATTAGACAGTACTACCAGTCAGGATCAGTGGAGGTGTTAACCTTCTACGGTTCTATCTATGACGTAGAGTCAGGTGAGATTCATTCAGATAGAGTCATTACAGTTATCGACAGGGCTTATGTCTTAACAAATGAAGGGCAACCTTCTTGGTTAGGTCATGATGGTATCTACCATGCTGGCTGGAGAGAACGTGTAGACAACCTGTACGCTATGGGTCCACTAGATAATCTGGTTGGTATGCAGTATCGTATTGACCACCTAGAGAATCTTAAGGCTGATGTCTTTGATCAGATCGCGGCACCTAAGTGGAAGATCAGGGGAGAGGTAGATGACTGGGAGGACAAACCTCATGAACGTATCTACGTAGGTGATGAAGGTGATGTCACTGCTTTGTCTCCTGATCCAACAGCATTGAACGCAGACTTCCAAATTAGCTCACTGGAGAGCTCTATGGAGGAGATGGCAGGTGCCCCTAAGGAAGCCCTAGGCATACGCTCAGCAGGCGAGAAAACAGCCTTTGAGGTTCAACAACTAGGTAATGCTTCCTCTCGTATCTTCCAACACAAGACAGCTCACTACGAGAGAGTCTTTGTGGAACCTATGATGAATGGTTTCCTAGAGACAGGTAGACGCAACATGGATACCTCTGAGACAGTTATTGATACTAACTCAACAGGTACTCTGTACTCGGCTGTGTCTAAGAAAGACTTAGTGGGTGAAGGTAGACTTAGACCAGTAGGTGCTAGACACTTTGCTGAGAGAGCTCTAAGACTAGCTAACCTCAATCAGTTATGGCAGATCAAACAAGGTGACCCTTCTGTGGGTGCTCACCTATCAGGTAAGAAGATGGCACAGATTCTAGCTAATGAACTAGGTGAAGGTGAGTTGTTTGGTGATAACATCACAGTAGCTGAGCAACTAGAAACACAGTCAGCCTCTCAAGAAGCTCAAGTGATGGGTGAAGAGGAACAGATTTTAATGGAGGAGAATGAACTTTAGGGGTTGACAAACCTAAAACATTCTGTTATAATAGGAGATACCATTGGATATTAGATGGGTTAAGAAGACAACATCCCCTGAAGAAAAAGAGACTAGAGTAAAACAAGTAAAGAGTTTTGCACCAGCCTTCAAGGAATTAGATGCTCTCTTAGATACTTTAATTAAAGAACCGAAGGAGTCAGACTACTCTCTTCCTTCGTGGCCCTATCACAGGGCAGACTTAGACGGATACAACCGAGCTATCCGTTCTATTAAAAAACTCATAAAGGAAACATAAATGGAAATCTTTGAAGGTCAAACACCAGTTGACTCAGAAGTTAAAGAGGTGACAACAGAGGATAACCAACTCTCATTTGTTGATCAACTTGTAGGTGAAGGTAAGAAGTTTAAAGACGTTGAAGCTCTCGCAAGAGGTAAAGCTGAGTCAGACAGACTTATTGCTGAGTTACAGACAAAGCAAGCAGAACAAGATCATGCTAAGTCTTTGTTAGACAAACTTCAGGAGAAGGCTACGGTAGCTCCCGTTACTCCTGAACCTAAACAAGAGAGCCCCGAAGGTAAGGAGAACACCACTCTAAAACCAGAGGATGTGACTAGCCTTTTAGAAGATGCGTTAGCTAAACGTGATCAAGAAACAATTGTAAAGAATAACCTTAAGATTGTGCAAGAAGCTCTTGTCAGTGCTCATGGTACTGAAGCTCAGGCTGTAGTTCTGAGTAAAGCTAAAGAGTTGAATGTACCTGCTGAGTTCTTAGATGATATGGCATCTAAATCTCCTGAGGCTTTCTTAACACTTATGGGGACACCACCCTCTAAGCCAAGCCCGTCTCTTGTTCAAACAAATACTAACACTTCTAGTGTTGTCCCATCTCAAAAGGATGCACGCTACTACCACAAGATGCTTACGGAGAATCCTAAGATGTGGAAGTCGGTAGCTATTCAGAATGAAATGAGACAAGAGAAGCAACGTCAAGGTGACAGCTTCTTTAATTAATCACAGGACTAAGAGGAGAAACAAATGTCTGGTGAAAAAATTGGTAACAACAGTGTTTTAATTGAGGATGACATCCAGTCATCTATGATCAAACAAACATTGGAATCAGAACTTATGGCAACACAGTGGGTCGATTGGCTCAATGAGTTTGACAAAGGTTCATCTAACTTCCGTATCCCGTCTATCGGTAAGGCGCAAGTAGAAGACTACGCTGGTGACGGTGAAGCTTTGAAGTTCCGTCCGTTGGATAAAGGCGAGTTCGTGATGAACATCGACCAGTTCAAACAGTCTGGTAACTTCATCACTAAAGATGCTCAAGAAGATTTGCACTATGCATCTCAACTTGTCGCTTCTATTGCTCCGTCTCAAACACGGGCTATTGCTGAAGAGCTAGAAACGAACATCATGAAGCTACAAGGTGAGCAGACCACTGGTGCTACTAACCTTATCAATGGTGGTAAACACCGTTACGCGGCTACTGGTGCTTCTAACACTATCGGTGTCGAAGACTTTGCACGAGCTAACTTGTCATTCAATTTGGCTAACGTGTCAGCTAACAACCGTATTGCTATTGTCCATCCGTCAGTAGCCTACACATTGGAGACGTTGACTAACTTGACTAACGTTTCTAATAACCCACACTTCGAGGGTGTTGTTGCTGAAGGAATGACTTCTGGTATGCGCTTCGTTAAGAACGTATATGGCTTTGACGTTTACGTGTCTAACTTCGTAGACATCATCGAAGCTGAGACATTGGAAACAGTAAACTGTGCTGGCTTTGCGGCTAACATGTTCATTGGTGCTAATGGTGAAGAAGGTCCTTTCAAAGGTGCATGGGCTCGTATGCCTGTATTTAAATCGTGGGAAGACCATGATCGTGAGATTACGAAGTACTCAACTACTTCACGTTATGGTACTAAGCTGTACCGTGATGAGTCTCTGATCGTTGTTCCTTCTAACATTGCTGTATAAGGAGATATAAACAATGGTTAATCACACAAACTTAGATGGTCTTCAAGTAACTTTTGGTGCTGAGCCTTTGGCTCGTGTAGGTACAGATCAGTCAGCCACCTTCCGTATGACGGTAGATTTGGATGCAACTGACCTCCCTACTTACACTGCTGACCTAAACAACGATGGAACCAATGATGGCTTCTCTGGTCGGGATGCTTCTATCCCTGCTGGTGCTTACATCACTGGAGCTTACCTTGTTGTAACTGAAGCTTTTGCTGGTGGTACATCCATCAACCTAGGTTTCCATGAGCAAGATGGTACAGCTATTGATGTTGACGGTATTGATGCAGGTGTCACTGTAGCGGCTCTAGCGGCTAATCGTGCTGTCAATTGTGACGGTGCTCTAGTCGGTGGTACAGTTACAGTGGGTGCAGATGACGCTTACTTCCGCGCCGCTCCTACAGGTACGTTTACTGCTGGTAAAGGTACTCTGTACATCGAATACGTTAAACCTTAATAACTTAGGAGGGGCCTTCGGGTCCCTCTTTCCCTTAACCTAAGAGGTCCTTAATGGCTACAGTACAACACAGTTCACTGACAGGTTCTGAAACACATGAACCTAAAGGTGTGTCTACTGCCTTAGCTAATGAAGTCTATGTAGCTGATGGAGTAGGTTCAGGTGAATGGAAGAAGATTTACACACAAGGCTTTGAAGACTTCAATGACTCAGGAACAACACAAGCTCTCACTAATGGTGTCTATGTAGACCTAACTAATGATGGAGCAGGAGCCGCAACCAACGATGACTACAAACTACCAGACGGTAGAGGTGACATCTGGGATGTATCAGCAAATGAATTTGACTGGGCAGGAGCAGGACTTCAACTAGGAGATACAGTAGACATTAGATTTGATGTCACAGTAACTTCAAGTGGGTCTAATGATGAATTTATCTTAGCCTTAGACATGGCTCATGGTCACGCTAATGAATACCAATTAGAAGTATTCGATCACCTCTTGAAGGTGGCTGGTTCTCATAACTTAACTGCATGGTACTCTGTTTACATGGGTGACACAACAACCCTAAACAATCCAGCTAAGGTGGTTATGCAATCAGACTCAGCAGGAGACTCTGTTGTTGTTAATGGTTGGTACGTTAGAACACTTCCTCGTAACCCAGTATTAGTATAGGATACTTAATGAAGTACTCACTATTACAGATGACTCAAAAGGTCCTGAATGTTATGGACTCAGAAGATGTATCAACATTGTCAGATACTGTAGAGGCTATGCAAGTAGCTTCCATTATCGAAGATGTATACTTCTCTGTTATTGTCCCTAAGCAAATGAAGAGACATAAAGAGTTACTTAAACTTGTAGCTCTATCAGACTCAGAACACCCAACACACTTTAAGTACGGAGCTAACGTTAAAGAGCTAGAAGCTGTGTACTACCAAGTCAATGATGATGATGAGGAAGTAGAGTGGAGAGAGATTACTTACGTAGAGCCTATGGACTTCTTGTCTAACCTAGGTTTCACCACAGAGAACTACGACATTGTGTCTGACGTTAATGGTGGTACAACACTACACATTGGTAACGACACACAACCTAGTTACTACACATCATTTGACAATGAACATATTGTCATGAACTCATATGATAATGTTATTGACTCAACACTGCAGGAAGTTAAGTCTAGAGGATACGGTACTAAGTTCCCTACCTTTAGTCAAACGGATTCTTTTGTACCAGACCTTGATGAAGCAGACTTCCCTTACTTCCTAGCTGAATGTCAGTCTGCATGTCTAGTAACACTTAAAGGTGAAGCTAACCCTAAGATCGAACAGAGGTCTAGGAGACTTAGATACCTATCTCAAAGCGACACATCAAGAACTAAAAAGGATAACTCACCTCGTGGATATGGACGTTAAACAAGACTTAGAAACAGACACAGCTCAGATCATAAGCACTAAAGCAAACAACACTTTACTTATCATCCGTGACGAAAAGAAACCATCCCTTCTAAAACTTAAATGGCATACAGGTCCTTCACCTGATGTCTTCTCACAAAGGTTCACTGACCTACCTTCAGCCATTAACTTTGGTGTCAAGTACATTGAAAGTATGAAGACAACTCAAGCGGCTAAGAATAAAAGAAACAGTGAACGAAGAGAAAAGAAAAGAGAACAGATTGACAAAGACTCAGAAGCAAGTAACACAGTTCGTAAAGGGTCTGATAACTGAAGCAGGAGAACTAACGTTCCCAGAAGATGCTTCAGTAGATGAGCTTAACTGTGACCTATCTCGTAAAGGTAGTCGTAGACGTAGACTAGCTATTGAACTTGAGGAAGACTTTGAGCTATCTGCTGATGTCCTATCCACAGCTAGTACAGTATCTACAGCTACATGGGATAACGTGTCAGGTGTAGCAGGACTACAATACCTAGTGGTGCAAGTTAATGATAAGCTAACATTCTACAACAAGAGCCTACTTCCTTTGTCAGCTCAAGTTGTACCTACAAGTCTAGTCGATACATCACCTTTAGTTGTATCCTTATCTGACTTTGCTATTGCAGGTGGAGGTGGTGGAGGTTTCAATGAAGTGTCTGTCACAACACATAAGGGTAACCTTATTGTAGCTTCAGCAGGTATTGACTCCTTCATCCTGACTAGAGACAAAGACACAGAGTCCTTCTCTACAACACAGCTAGCATTCAAGGTAAGAGATTTTGACTACCAAGGTGACAAGACAGAGTATGCTGAGACAGAAGCAAACCCTTCTGATGGGCGTAAGTACGATACAGCTAACACAGGTTGGTCAGGTGATTTAGGCAGTGATGCCTTAGAAGACTACCTTAGACCTGCCGCATCTGATGGACTGTACCCACCACTAACTCATGCTTGGTTCTCTGGTAAGAACTCTAGTGGTAACTTCTCATACACAGAGTTCAACAAGGTTTGGTCAGGTACATCACAGATTGCTAATGGTCACTTCATCCTAGACCTATTCAATAAGGATAGAGCAACTGCTTCAGGTCTTACTGGACTAGACATCGAAGTTGAATCATCTAGGTTCAAGACTCTGGCTACGTATGCTGGACGTGTATGGTTCTCTGGCTTAACATCTACAGATAACTCATCTAAAGTATTCTTCTCTGCTATCAGACCAGAGGTTCAAGACTATGGTTTATGTTACCAAGTAAACGATCCTACCTCTGAGGAGGCTGTACTTCTAGATACAGACGGTGGTGAGTTGACTATCTCTGGTGCTCATAACATCTCTAAGATGGCTGTCATAGGTGCCACACTAGTTGTCTTTGCAGAGAATGGTGTATGGTCTATCTCTGGTGTAGACGATGTCTTCAGAGCTACTGAGTTCTCTGTTAGGAAGATCACAGATATTGGTCTGACTAATCCTAACTCTTTCGTTGATGCTGAAGGTTCTCTTATGTGGTGGTCTCCATCTGGTATCCATGTCATTGCACCTAGTGGTGACACAGGAAGACTAAGAGAGACTAACATATCTATCTCCACTATCCAAACATACTGGGAAGATATTGGGTCAGAGGAACGTGGTAGATGTATTGCTGAGTACGACTACGTTAACAAGAAAATCTTCTGGTTATTCCCTAGTAAAGGTGAGACTAACAAACAGAAGTACAACAGAGTTCTTATCTTAGATACAACTCTTCAAGCCTTCTACCCTTGGGAAGTAGCTGACTCAGACGGTGCTCTATCCTATATCATCGGCACATCTTTCTTCAAAGGTATCGGCTCTAATCTAATAGACTATGACGTAGTAGACAGTGCTGGTAACCTAGTGGTGGACTCAAACAACAACCAAGTACAGGCAAGCCTAACTACTCAAGTAGATACAGGTAACTCTGCTATTAGGTTCATGGTTAGAGATGGAGCCTCAGGTAAAGTAACCTTTGCTGGTTTTACTTCTAAGTCTTTCTTAGACTGGGGTGATGCTAACTACAGTTCCTATGCTGAGTCAGGGTATGACTTCAGTGGTGACATTACAACTAAGAAGTCTGCACCTTATGTGTCAGTAGTTATGGGTG